TGATTTTTTATTGTAGTTGATTCGTCTACACAAACTAATGTTTGATTCTTTAATAAAAACTTATACGCAAAGTCATAACCACGCTTGGTAGACAATGCTTCGATGTTCATAATAAAAACGGTTAGGTCATCAGTGATCACGGACAACTGCTCAAGCTCTGTCTTCTCTTCTTTCTTAGGAGAGGCAGACCATACAGCTACTCGGTAATTAATATGATCGGATAGATGTATACCTAATTCATTACGCCAGTTACGTTTGATACCATTTGGTACAATGATTAAAGCTGAGTTTATTTTGCCTTTGTCAAACAAAATAGCGATGTTATCAATGCATACTTTAGTCTTACCAGTACCCATTTCCATAAATAATGCCCACACTTCTTTGTTCCAACTAGCTGACAATGCGTCTAATTGATGTTGAAAAGGCTTCGTTTTAAATCTATAATCCATAATAACTTTCTAAAAGAGCAATATAATACTTGCTTAAATAAATTACAAGAGATAAAGGAGAAATTAGAAAGATGGAATTTAAAAAAGAAAAACAGGATAAAAAACCTACTGTATTTTTAGTACAGGAAAATCCATATATAAATGTGTTAAGCGCACAGGAATATGGAGATATTGTTTTATTGTTTGAAAGTGGTCAACAAATTATGTTTAGTCCACAGCCTGCGATAAAAAAACTTCGCAGAAAACTCAAAGATTTCGATGATAATGACTATCTTTTAATGATGGGTGATCCAGCAGCAATGGGTATTGCATGTTGTATTGCTTCTGATATGAATAGAGGTAGATTTAAAATACTTAAATGGGATAAGATTCAAAAAAAATATTATTCTGTTAGTATTAACATTAATGAGAAAGGCGAAATAGATGAGCAAGATAAACTTTGAAGGCGACGCAGTAGCTAATATAGAACAAACAGGTTTAGAATCTGTTGCAGAATTACTTAGAGAACAGCTACGTTTAGAGAGTGTCATAGCAGACACGGAAGAACAATTAAAAGGTTACAAAGAACATTTACGCAAATTATCTGGTGAAACAATACCAGAGAAAATGGCTGAACTAGGCATGACATCTACAGAGATGTATGACGGATCAAAGGTACAAGTAGTAGAAGACATTTATGTATCTATACCTAAAGATCCAAGTAAATCTAAAGCATGTTATGAATGGCTAGAAGACAACGGTTTAGGAGACATTATTAAAAATAGTGTCGGTATAAGTTTCGGTAAGGGTGAGAGCAATATGGCAACACATTTGCAAGAAACCATCAAAGAGATGGGTCTCATACCTGAAGTAAAAGTTTCAGTGCATCCTTCGACACTGAAAGCTACTATTAAAAAGTGGCATGAAGAAGGAAAATCTGTCCCAGACAATACTTTTAGTTTGTTTATCGGACAGAAAACAAAAATAACCAAGAAAAAATAAGGAGTAAATATGGCAAACGCTATAAAGAAAAAAGACGAAAATAACGTAGTTGCTTTCGATCCTAGCATGTTTGAACAAGATGCTAATAAAGGATTGGGCAATCTGGGAATGGACGATCTTGCAATACCTTTTCTTCGTATACTGAGTGATACGTCACCACAGATCAAGAAAAGAGATCCTCTCTACATAGAGGGAGCGGAAAGTGGAATGATCTACAACACGCTAACAAAAGAAATATACGACGGAGAAGAAGGTGTAAGTGTAATACCTTGCGCTTATCAACGTCAGTATATTGAATGGACAGATAGAGGCGAGGGCAGTGGTGCTCCTGTTAATATTTATCCTGCAGAGAGTGATATATTGTCTAAAACTACAAGAGATGAGCAGAGAAAAGATAGATTATCTAATGGTAACTATATTGAAGATACTGCAAATCATTACTGCCTGGTCATTGGCAAGGACGGAACTTCCTCCCAAGTCCTGATTGCAATGAAAAGCACCCAACGTAAGAAATCCAAAAGATGGAACTCTCTTATGTTGGGGCTTAAATTGAAGGGTGCAAATGGATTATTTACACCTCCTTCATATTCTCATGTCTACAAACTGAAAACATTAGCAGAGTCTAATAATTTAGGTGAGTGGTTTGGATGGGATGTATCCAGAGTAGGACCTGTAGAAGACGTTGATACTTATCAAGCTGCAAAAGCTTTTGCTGATAGCGTAGCTAAAGGCGAAGTTAAAGTTAAGCATGAAGATGAGAGCGTTGACAATGGTGAAAAAACACCTTACTAAAAAACTTACAAGGGGCGACCGCCGTTGCCCCTTTAAATATATGAATGAGAAAGATTTATGGACGACCAAAACAAGTTTATTGAAATATTTACAGGCTTAGACCGAGCATACGGTCAGACACAAAGTCGTGAAAAGAATGAATTGGGCAAACTAGAAGGCCGCTCTTGGTTAGTAAAAGAACCAATTACCAGAGATAAATGGATTAATCACTTAGAGGGTAAAGAACCATCTCTTGGTATTATACCGATTGATGATAATAACCAGTGCAAGTGGGGCGCTATCGACATAGATACATACGATGGCTTTGATTATAAAAAACTAATTACAAAAATTGTCGAAAAGAAATTACCACTGGTTGTGTGTAAATCAAAAAGCGGGGGTGCTCATGTATTCTTATTTGTAAGCGAACCAGTGCTTGCCAAGCAAATGCAAATAAAATTAAAAGAGATAGCTGTATTTTTAGGTTATGGTGATTGTGAGATATTTCCAAAGCAAATTGAATTGAACTCAAAAGGTACAGGAAACTTTTTAAATTTGCCGTATAATCACCCAGAGTTTCCCACAAGGTATGCGTTTGATGACGAAGGTAATGCATTGATTGAATTAAGTATGTTCATAAAGCATTATGAAACGAAAGTCTTATCGAATCTCGGCATGGTCGTTATCGACAAACCGATTACCGCAAAAAAGAATGATGATTTTAAAGGCGCTCCTCCGTGTCTTGTTACACTAGCTTCACAAGGCTTTCCTGAAGGCTCACGGAACATGGCTTTGTTTCAGTTAGGAATTTATTTACGTGAAAGATTTCCTGAAAAATTAGAGGAGAAATTAGATTACTACAACTCTAAATATTTTACACCACCTTTGCCAAGCAGAGAAGTGTTAACGATATTTAAACAAGTAGAAGATAAAAAATATTTTTATCGGTGTGAAGAACCAATGTTTAAAACAGTGTGTGAGAAAATTAAATGTCAGTCACAAAAGTTTGGCATTGGTAATTCCGCAACAAATGAGATTAGTGGATTAAAGAAATGGGTATCAGATAATCCTGTGTATGAACTAACACACAATGGTAAGGTTATTATCTTAACAGTGGATCAGTTATCAAGTCATGCTGAATACAGGAAGCAATGTATAGCGCAAGCGAATGAAAGCCCACGGCCCGTGGCTCCTGCCATTTGGGCAGACATGGTGCAAACATTATTGAGCAATATGCAAGAGGATGATTTCATACAATTACCAGGCGAGGTAACAGCAAAGGGTCAATTCTTAAATCAATTACAAATATTTATAGAGAACAACAGAGGTGCAAAGGACAGACAAGACGTACTGCAAGGTATGGTCTTTGAATTAAAAGATTATTTTTTCTTTAAACCTCAAGCATTTAGAGACTTTTTAAAAACAAAAAGATTTACGAAAGCATCTGATTCAGAACAGTATAAAATGTTTGAAGAGTTTAAAGGAACAACTGCTAAGTTAAAAGTAAATAACAACGTAGAGCATTGTTGGAAGATACCAACAACGATATTAGAATCAGAGTATAGACTTAGTAAGAAAGACTTTAGTGAAGAGGAGGCATACTAATGCATAGACATATTGTTATAGGTCCTCCTGGCACAGGCAAGACAACATACTTAAAAAATAAAGTAAAAGAGTTATTAAAAACTGGTGCGTGTACATCTCAACAGATTGGTTATTTTAGTTTTACGGTAAAAGCTGCTGAAGAAATTCGTGACAGAGTTATGTCAAATGAAAAAATGAGTAAAGAACAGGTAAAGATTATGTTTCCATACTTCTCTACGTTACATAGTTTAGCGTACAGACGTCTGCAGCTACAGCAAGCACAGATCATGGATGATAATGATTACGCAGAACTTTCACGCATGACAGGACATGAATATGTAAACAAGATGCGTAAAGGTAATGGTGTAGATATTGCCATGCCAACAGCAAAGAGTGAGTATCAAGATATTATTAATTTAGCATATGCAAAGTATCCTGATGATGAAGATAGGTTGGCTAAAATATTTAGAGAAACAACACTCAATAACTACGGCGCACGGAACATGATAGAGCAGATGGATTTAGACTTGCGTAAGTTTAAAGAAGATAGAGATAAGTATGAGTACGTTGATTACTTTATAAATTTTATAAAAAATAAAAACGCACCGCAGTTAAAATATTTATTTATTGATGAAGCACAGGATCTATCTGCGCAGCAATGGCAAGTGGTTGACATGTTACAAAAAGAATCTGGTGCCATAGAAACATATGTAGCTGGTGATGATGATCAAGCTATCTTTCGTTGGGCAGGTGCAGACATTGAACATTTTATAGCTATGGCTAATAATGATAACAACACGATCATACCTCTTACACAATCATATCGTATACCTGTAAGTGTGCACACTATTGCCACAAAATTAGCACAGTCTATATCGCAAAGAATACCAAAAGAATACAGACCAAGAGATGAAGAAGGAGTTAGAAAAGTCTTAAATATCAGACCTTTAAACAAGGGATTGGTAGAAGGTGAGTGGCTTATTTTATGCCGTACACATGAGATTGTGAAGCAAGTTTCTGAATCTTTAGAAGCATATGGTTGGTTGTATAAACGCTACGGATCATCCGTCATTAGTTTTAAATACATCGAAGCTATCAGAGCATGGACAAAGTTACAACGAGGAGAAGAAGTATCAGGTGTTGAGTGTGATGTTTTATATCATCATATGGATAGCACACGTATTAAAAGAAACTACGGATTGTTTAAAGGACAACATGAAGGTTCTTATAATTTAGAAACATTAATAAAAGATTATGGTCTTCGTGAAGAAGTAAAAATATCAAGCACACGAACAGCTAGTGTCAAAGATATAACTTGGTACGACATGTTAAACGGAAAAGGTTTGCGTAAAAGAATACCTTACCTACGTTCTATCATGCGTTCAGGAAATAAATTAGATGCCGTACCACGTATCGAAGTATCAACCATACACGCAAGTAAAGGTGGGGAAAGAGATAATGTTATGTTAATAACAGATCTATCTTATGGTCCTTACAAATCATCAACAGAAACACAACAAGGCAAAGATGATGAAGCCAGAGTTTTTTATGTTGGTGCAACAAGAGCAAAGAAAGAATTACATATTGTTCATCGAACGGAAGGACAATACGAATATGAACCTATATTTTTTTACGAAAGGAACTGTGCATGATATCGCAGGACATTTTAAAAGAAGCTGAAAAACTTATTGCTGGTGACAGGCAAGAAGACTACGGCGATAAACTCACGAACCACGAAAACATTGCTGATTTTTGGAGTGCTTACTTAGATACAAATGTAACACCCCATGATGTAGCCATATGCATGGCGTTAGTTAAAATAGCACGATTAAAACATGCGCATAAAAGAGATAGCTATGTTGATTTAGCTGCTTACGCTGCCATAGCTGGAGAAATAGATGAAAGAACAACCTAATTGGTTTCCTAAAGTACACCGCATGCCCAGTGAATGGGTTATGCCTGATACCTTCCCTGATCTATCTGGTTACGACGAGATAGCTATTGATTTAGAGACACGCGATCCTGGCATTAAAGATACAGGTCCTGGTTACATACGTAAGAATGGTGAAGTAGTCGGTATTGCTGTTGCCGTAGACGGGTGGAAAGGATACTACCCCATTGCTCACGAAACACCGCCCAACATGGATAAAGAATTAGTTACACGCTGGCTTCGTAAGCAGTGTTCGTACGAGTCTGTCAACTATATATTTCATAATGCGTTCTATGATGTTGGTTGGTTAACGACGATGGATATTGACATCAAAGGAAAAATAATAGACACTCTAATTGCAGCACCACTCGTAGATGAGAATAGGTTCAGATTTGATTTAAACTCATTAGCAAAAGATTATCTACAAGAGTCAAAATCGCAAGCCCAACTTTACGAGGCTGCAAAAATGTGGGGCCTTGATCCGAAAGGTGAAATGTGGAAGCTTCCCGCCTCACATGTTGGAGAATACGCTGAACAGGATGCCGCTGTAACGCTACGCTTATGGCATCACTTACGTTTAAAAATACAAGAACAAAACTTAATTAATATATTTGAATTAGAGACGGATTTATTTCCTGTTTTATTTAAGATGAAACAGAAAGGTGTTAGAGTAGATTTAGATAAAGCGGAGACAATTAAAAATGATTTACAAAAGCAAGAGAATAAACTTCTCGGATCCATTAAAAAACTTTCTGGAGTGGACGTCGAAGTCTGGGCTGCCTCCAGTGTGGCAAAGGCGTTTGATAAACTTTCACTGCCATATGATACTACTCCAACAGGGCAGCCAAAGTTTGACAAGAACTTTCTGTCGACACATGATTCCCCTCTCGCTAAGATGGTTGTGGAAGCGCGTGAGATTAACAAAGCAAGAACCACGTTTATTGAGAGTATCACCAAGCATTCGTACCGAGGCAGGATACATGCTGAAATACACCAAATGCGATCCGACCAAGGAGGAACAGTAACAGGTAGGTTCAGTTACAGTAATCCGAATTTACAGCAAATACCAGCACGGCACGGGATTCTCGGACCCCTGATCAGAAGTATCTTTATACCTGAGAAGAATTGTGAGTGGGGTATCTTTGATTACTCGCAACAAGAACCACGGCTCGTGGTGCACTATGCTAGCCTACGTCATTTTACAGGTGCAGATAAATTTGTTGATTCATACAATGAAGATCCAACAACGGACTTTCATAAAATGGTATCAAAGATGGCTGACATACCTCGTAAGCAAGCAAAGACAATTAACTTAGGTTTGTTTTATGGTATGGGCAAAGGTAAGCTGATGTCACAGCTTGGTGTTGATCAAGAAACAGCAAGTGAATTATTAGCCGCTTACAATGAGCGTGTTCCTTTTGTTAAGCAACTGATGAATGATACCATGAACAAGGCAGGCAAGAAAGGCTACTTGTTTACCCATGAGGGTAGGCGTTGTCGGTTTGACTTGTGGGAACCTACGAATGAATGGGGTAAGAAAGCACTGCCCTTGGACCAAGCTCAACGAGAATATGGCGAACATATGATCAAACGTGCGTGGACTTACAAAGCTTTAAATAGATTAATACAGGGCTCTGCGGCTGATCAAACAAAGAAAGCTATGCTAGAACTCTCTAAAGAAGGATATTTGGCACATATACAAGTACATGATGAACTTGACTTTTCTGTTGCAAGCGACGCAGATAAAGCTAAGATTAAAGACATTATGGAAAACTGTGTTGAATTAGCCGTCCCAAGTAAAGTCGACGTTGAATGCGGTGACAACTGGGGCGATGCAGGTGATTAAGATCTGGTTATTAATCTCCATGATCTCTATGCCTGGCATGCCATCCGTTAAACACACGGCTGAACTTTGGTTTGATGAAGCTAAATGTGAAGCAAGACGTGTTATCATGGAAAATGGTATTATTGATATGGCTACAGAACAAGGAATAAATCCTATATATGTTGAAACATGGTGCCTTAAATCAAATATGTTTGTTATTAATAATAGTTGACACTCCCATTAAATTAGATTAAAGAAACAATTAAATGAGAATGGTGCAACATTCTCCGAGTATGGCCGAACAACTGTAACAAGGTAGTAAAGCACACTTAAAGGGAAGTACGGACAAGGGTCTGAGGTAACTGAGGGTGGTACTGAAGTACTAGTTAACATGTACAGATGTTGACTTGTCGGGAAAAGGTTGGGGGTAGTCAAAGAATCCCCCTACTCACTTTTAGAAAGGAAAAAGTATGACTATTGCATCGACTAAAGTTAAAATAAATGATGTGTTAGTAGATTTACCAAATCAAAAAGGAAAAGTATTTCTACAAAAACTCACACAAGAAGGAGAAGGAAAAAGACACTTAGCTAAAGCACTAAAGAAACCATTAAAAAGGAGAAAGAAATGAGACTTAAAAAAGAATATGAGATGACGTTCAAAGAAGGACTTCGTCTTGGGATGCGTTTGACGCAAGCAAAAGCATATATACAAAATGCGCGTGATGCCAAAAGACTTGGTGATGACGCAATGGCAGAACTGTATATGGGTTTTGCCAAAGATTGGAATGACTTGGCTCGTAATGCGGGTAGAAGGTTTACACCAATCGCGGCTCACGAATCCGAACAACCTGCTTTTGATTTTGGTGACGTTGAGATGCAGGAACATTTATCAAAGTTACCACATCAACTAAAGGAGACAGGATGAATATAAAGAAGTTTAAAAGTGTGGCAGTCGCCATTGATACTTACAAACTATTGAAGAAGTTAGCTGCCATCGACGATCGGTCGGCTGGTATGCAGATAACCTACTTGGTAAAACAAGAAGCAAAAAAAAGAAAAATTAAGGAGGCTGCATGACCTATAATAAAATTCATGATAAAATATACGTAACAAATAATTACAATATGTTTTCTTTTAAAGGTGGAAATAGAGATATTTTACGAAATGAAAGACATATTCAGAACTTACAGCAAGAGTTAAAGAGAAAACAACTTTCTTCTATTCCTCTTTCTGTTGAGCATCAAGGTGGTAAATATTATATCAACGAAGGACAAAATAGATTTGAAGCTTTACGAAGAGAAAAACTTCCTATTTATTATGCTATTGAAAGAAAAAAAATTAATATTGATGACATTCGTCGATTAAATAACACACAAAAGTCATGGAATCAAAAGGACTGGGTGGATAGTTATATTCATTCGGAAAAGGAAAACTTTGGGCCCTTCAAGGCTGTTTCACAACCGTACCATATGTACAAACATTTTATGACAAAATATAAAATCACTTCTAATGTTGCTTTATATTTGTTGGCGGGTGAAAATAATAAATCAACCACAAAACGTTTTAGAGATGGTCAATTAAAAATACCTGATTGGAACAAGTCTTGTGAAAAAATTAATTTTTTACAATCTATGGAGATTTTTATTAGTAAAAATTGGAAGCGTTCTTCTTTTGTGACAGCTATAATGTCGGCGTATGATGATTATCGTTTTCGAAAAAAACGATGGATGCGTAAGTTAGAATTAAATAGCAGAAAAATTGTTCTTGCTACTAATGCACTAGATTACATGGACATGATTAATGAGATTTATAATTTCAAAGAAACACAAAAAGTGTATTTTGAATTAAAGAATGCCAAAAATATCAAATCTTCTTTACGAAGAAACGGTCACGACGCTTTTTGGAATAATTAATGAAAACAGAAACCATTATGCCAAGGTTTAGGTCATACCGACCATTTAAACCAAATTGGAAGTATGAAAAGAAGTGTTGTGACGAGTGTAACAAAGAATACCTTACCGATAACATGATGGGTGTAAAAAGAGGTAGTTATATTTGTACTTGGTTTTGTATTAGATGTTACAACTTATCAAAACCATAATAGTTTGTGTCACGATTGTGGCGTGTGTGTGGCTATGGACCTCGCACTCGCCCTTTCGTTTATATGTAAATGATTGTACGAAGAATAGAGTATACAGCACGGAATATTGTATTTGGATGTACATGGAAATGAGAAAGGAAGAATCATGGCTAAGAAAGATCCTCTTAGAACTCGGTTACTAAGGGAGTATGTTAAGATATCAAAGACCGCGCCCCGCGAAGCAAAGACTTGGAAAGAGGTTGCCGCTCGTGTAAGATGGGAGCGCATTAGAAAAATTTTATGGAGGCGTTATGATCATATGCAGTCATTGTAAAGGGAATGGGTATATCAAGCTATCATTCGAAGCAGAACAATCCATTGAGCAGTGTACGGTTTGTCACTCACAAGGGGAAATCGATGAAACTAAGTATTACCACCAAACCTGGACAGAGGGCGCTGAAGATTCCCTCGCGGTGTACTATGGACCGCCCTTGGACCCCGAATCATTCAAAAACTACACGATTTCGGGAGAGTAATCCCGTTGTAGAGGTTAAAAAGGGACAAGAACCACCCTTTTAGTTGCGTAAAACGCAATAATATACTATATTTAGTAGAAATTTTTTTCATAAAGCCCCTGTTAAGAGCAAGCCTCATACGGGGGTTTGAAAGATGCTTATGAGTGATCAAGAGATTTTAAAGCAGCGAGACTTATTAGACACGCTTCTCGCCACACGGACCAGTCAATACGAACGAGTTAAATCCATGAAAGTTATGGATTCTATTTATTTTAAGAAGAAGTTACCAAAGAATGTAATATTATTCCCATTACAAAGGATCAAACGCTATGTACATCACACTTCCAGACAGCCCAGTAAGAAAAATATTTAAGTGCGATAGTTGCGAAAACTACCACATAAAATTCTTCGATCCAAAGCATGATAGGACATATACTCCATCAGAATGGGAGCAAATTGTTACTGAAGGTAAGGAAGCTTTGTATAAAGCATTGCAAGTTGTGCGTGAAGACCCTAAGTTTTTTGCATAAACACCCCTTTCTATAGATGTTTTTACTCAGATAAAGCAACACTCTCTTCTACGCTAGAACACAAGTTACCAAGTTACCAAGTTACAACCCTTATCAGTTACCAAATAAAGGTAACTTAGAGGTAACTTACACATTTATAGAAGTTACCTTTTTTATATTTACAAACATAACTCGCATTGCATGAGATGGTGAAATATTGTATAGTTTCTGGTAAGAAACATCTATTGAACAGGTGCATTATGGAAGAAGAAAATAAAGATATAGTAATACCACAGGCATTTTCAGATGACCTGTTTCACCCAAAGATAACTGGAAAACAACGTAAATTTATATTGTTGCTTGTCCATTCTGAAGGTTTAAAGACTGCCAGGCAGTGTGCTATTGAAGCTGGGTTTGCAGTTGGTTCTGCAGTTGTGCGTGCTTCTGAGCTACAACACCCTGAGAAATATCCTTTGGTTGCAGGTGCTATTGAAGCTGAGAGAAGAGCTATTGCTGAAAGATACAAATGTACTCAGGAAAGATCGTTATCTACATTAGCTCGCATCAGAGACAAAGCGTCTGAGTCAGGGAACTGGAACGCTGCCGTAGCTGCGGAGACCAGGCGTGGTCAGATAGCTGGGTTGTATGTTGATAAGAAAGAAATTCTTACAGGTACGATTGATTCAATGTCAAGAGATGAGGTAGAGCAGAAGATTCAGGACTTGAAGAAGCAGTACAGTATTGAAACTTCGTTTGAAGAAATAAAAGAATTAGAAAATAAGTCTTGACTATAAAATAGCATGGGACTATATATCCCTTAGAAAGAGAGGAAGTATGTTAGTAATAGTTAGACCAGACTTGTATGAGTATACTGCATTACCTATGACGGACGAATTGTTCTGGCGTAGAATAGAGAACTTGAGGCGTGCAGCGCTGACTGCTGAAGATTTTGAGTTTAGGTTGTTGTATTATAATCAAATGCTAGAACTGATGAAGAGGTGTCCATGACAAAAATCCTAATAACATTGTTGATTCTTGTTTCTTTGTATAATTTCAAGATGCTTCTTTTGTTATTTTTTGTTATTTATTTCTTTTTACTGTAGTGAAACCAGAGAGCAAATTTTGGAAACAGGTAAAGGAAAATCTAACAGATATCCATTGGACTAGATTAGAAAACAGGATAGGACAAGGTATACCAGACTGCTACGGGATCTCTGCTGGTATCTCGGTTTGGTTGGAACTTAAAGTAATTCGCAGTAACAAGATTGTTCTGTCGCCTTTTCAAAAATCGTGGAATTTTAGCCATAGTTTACAAGGCGGGAGAAACTTTATTATCGCAACGACCTTCCCTCAAAGCTTACTGTATATCTTTCCAGGAATCGTTGCTCCATCCATTGGCTCCATTGCCCATTGTCCTTCCCCCAATTGGCAGATAAATATGGTGCACGACCCGCATCCCTGGCAGCAGGTACAACGCATCATTCTCCATTCTCCATTGCCCAGCTCACAAGACCAACCACAATAGTTACCAGCTGCACGTGCAGCGTCCCAGCTCAGGATGCAGGTGGCAAACGGATCTCCATTCTCCATTACTGAAGCCAGACTTAGAGGCATAGTATATATACCAGGAGCTGCGTCTGCAGCGGGAAGCTGAGATGGTAGCCGTCTGCATTTCCATCGGCGACCAACGTAGCTTTGGTAAGTATAGTAGTTACAGGACTGGCGTCACCAGCTCTGGCTGAAGCTGGTGTGGTAAATAAAATGCAAATAGCTCTTGACTATCGAATAAGATGGGACTATATACATACCTGTGGCTACCGAATCCGTTTGGAAGTTTCATGAACGGCCACACGAGTCAGGAGCTGAGGAGAACCCACGGGCTTCCATAAGCAGAGCAGTCTGCCAGAAGCCCTGACTCACCTACATTAGAAAGGAACAAGATGACAGAAACTGTAACAGTAATAAAGAAAGAACCCACCTGCGCTGAGCTGGTGG